CACGTTCGCATTCCATCCATCTTTTACGTACACGGCTTGACCCTTTAAAAGATCAGCTCCGGTATTGTTCTTAATCTTAACAAAGTTGTGCACGTTGTAGTCGTTGACCCAGTTTGCACCGTCATATACCAAAAGTTGATCTTCTGAAAGTGACTCGAGGTTTACATTCGACAGTTGATCTAATTTAAGTTGGACATTGGATGTCAAGTCTGTCGTGAATGCGGTCGTTGGATTTGTAAATTGAACTGTTTGTGTGGTCGAGTTACCTTTATCAGAAACAACTTGGAGGTCTATGTTCGAAAGAAGACCACCATCTCCGTTGAATGTTGTCGCTGTGACGTTGCCGATCACATTTATAAGACCAGCACTCCCCGTATCAGTAATGTAAATGTTGGAGCCAACATCGACATTAGTGTCGGTCTTAAGGCGACCATACACGTGAACATCAATCAAATTGGAAGTATCCGGAGTTATTTCAATGTTCGAAAAGCCATCGAGTGTGTGGGCCATGATAATTTCAGACTCATCACCTCGGTAACCAATCACCACATTACTACTTGGTCTTTGCATGATAATACCCATGTCGAGTGTATCACTCGTGTTGTTGTTTGCGATACCTATGATGGCATCATTCACGACCAAATTTTCTGTCGACACGTAGGTCGTCTCACCTTGGATGAACATGTTACCCGTCGTGACGATATCACCGGTTACTGTCAACTTATTATTGGATGTATCATATATGAAGTTTGCGGAATCCACGAGATATTTATTATCATCGACGAACGGTACTCGACCAGCACTTAAGGTTGTAACCTTTATGTCTTGAGTCGTTGTATCTTTTGTCACGGTCAAGTTGTTGGACACAAAAACATTTTCAGTGACTGTCAAATCTTTGGTCACGTAAGAATTTTTTGTGACTGTCAAATTATTGGAGACCAAAACATTTTCAGTGACTGTGAGGTCTTGGGTCACATAAGCATTATCATTGACCGTCAAATCTTTTGTGACCGTCAAATTGTTGGAGACCAAAACATTTTCAACAACTTCAACATCCTTGGTCACCGTCAAATTGTTGGAGACCAAAACATTTTCAACAACTTCAACATCCTTGGTCACCGTCAAATTGTTTGAGACCAAAACATTTTCAGTGACTGTGAGGTCTTGGGTGACATAGGCGTCGTTGTTGACAGTCAGATCCTTGGTCACTGTCAAGTTGTTTGAGACCAAAACATTTTCAGTGACTGTGAGGTCTTGGGTGACATAAACATTATCATTGACTGTGAGGTCCTTAGTCACTGTCAAGTTGTTAGACACCAAAACATTTTCAACAACTTCAACATCCTTGGTCACTGTCAAATTGTTTGAGACCAAAACATTTTCGGTGACTTCGAGATCTTTAGTCACTGTCAAGTTGTTAGACACTAAAACATTTTCGGTGACAGTTAAGTCTTGAGTGACGTAAGCATTATCATTGACAGTCAGATCCTTGGTCACCGTCAAGTTGTTAGACACCAAAACATTTTCGGTGACTGTGAGGTCTTGAGTCACGTAAGCATTTTCTTTGATACGCAAGTCTTGTTCGATGTATGCATTTTCGTAGACAATTAAATTACCATCTAAGTCTGTCGCACCCTTCACGTACAAAACATTTGACGCGACGTCATCGACATACAAATTTGATCCGACATCCAAAGTGTGAATCGGGTTCGTGTTGATGACACCCACATTTGATTGTGTCACTAGGTAACCATACACGTGTGCCTTAATTGGATTTGCTGTGTTCGCAGTGAAAGATGTTTGGTCAGCCGAAGATTGTGTGTGAGCCATGATAAGTTCATCATCTTTGTAGCCCACGACGACATTGGATCCTTGGTGATCAAACATCATACCGACATCCGCCGTTGTGTTGCCTTTGCCAACTTCAATGATAGCATCACTGATCCGAAGGTTTTGAGATTCTATGACAGTCAACTGTCCTTCAACATCTAGGTTACCATCAATGTGTACACCACCGGTTACATTGAGAACTGTGGACCCGGTATCATCGACCCAAAGGTTGGAACCAACATCCAACGTGTGAATGGGTTCTGTATTTGATATTCCCACATTTCCAGTAGTTATTAGGCTATTTTCTCCTTCGAAGACGATTGTACTCGTAAAAGTATTACCGATGTTTGCATAAAAGTCTACGACTCTTGGTATAATGGCTTGTTCGTCTATATCAGTATCTACGATCTCGTTTGTTATATTGTCGTAACCTACAATTTTCGTATTACCTCCAGGTACCTTACGAACTGGTGTCATATACAATGATCCTGGTGTCTGAGCTGATATTGGGGCATTCGAAGCATTGATCACGATTGTATTATCGGCCTGATCGTCAGTTGCGTGTCTCCCCAATCTGACCTTGGTCGATCGATCAATAGTGCTCAAGTTCTTCACCATTTATATAAGTCTGCATTTTAATTGGCATAGAGCAGACCTGCTACCCCATTTGATATCTTGAGTATGTTATAGTTGACTGCATAGATAGGATCCTTTATTGGTAGGGTTTCACTGAATATTTGTGCGCTATCTAGACGACTAAAATTCAATGTACCGGTTGGTTGCATCAAACTCGTCGTTAAACAGAAGCAAAATAAGAAAAAGTCTGGCGAAGTCACAAAATTTGTGTGATAGTAGTTCATGACTTCAATAAAATGCGGACGAGCCCACTTGTATCCATCAATGTCGACACCGTTGATTGTCACTTTGACCTTGTTATCATAAGATGTTAACGCACTATAATCGCTCGTATTAGAACTCGCGATGTATTTGACTGGGTGATTGAAGTGAAGCTCCTGGATGTGTTCATTACTCGGAATATTCTTCTGGACCTGGAAAATGAGCATTTCATGGTCACGTGTCGCAACCGCACCGCGTTCTTCATTGTCAAGATAGTAGTAATTGCTGTAGGCTGACCATTTATAGTTTTGTGCATCCGGGCCCCAGTGAACACGGATTTCCACATTGTGATAGTTCAACGCCACCAATGGGAGAGCATTTTGAGGACTTTCACAAAAGAAGAAACGAAGTGGGTAAAAGTAAGAACGAGCACTTGAACCAGGATGAGGACCATTGGAACTCTTGGATACATTGTTTGCAAAAGTATCTATGGCAATTTTTTCCGTAAATATGGAGTCCTGGGTATCAACAACTTGACCACCAATCAAAAGTTCGACGTAGTCAATAAGACGTGACCAGTCTGGATGATCTAACGCTGCGTTATTATCATCAATTGTAAAGTAGGTGTACCCCAAAAGGTCACCTGTTTTTTCGAAACGAATCGTAGACATGGAATTACCATTCACAGCCCCCTGTATTGTTTGTTTTTCGACGGTCTGTGAAAAGTTGGAATGTCTTTTGAACGTCGAACTGAAGAAAGAAATTTCTGGCTTTCCCATAATATGTTCATCTTGAGCACCAATGGCGATGAGCTTTACAACACCGGATGACATATTTACAATAAGGAAAGGTTTAATTTAAGTTCGACTTTCTGCAAATGAATCTAAGCACCAAAAAATTATTACCTGTAGACGGTGTAATCAGATCACCGTTCTCATCTCTAATATTAACAGTGAGACGATCCAATTTAGAAATTGGATCCAAATATTGCTGGGCAACGACATAGTCATCCTTGAAAGAGATGACTTGGTTACCTGAAGTCGCCGTTGTATTACTCACCAAAGACGCGAACGAATTTCTTAAAACGGAGAGACTTGGTTGCGTCGACGTAGACAATGGTGGATCCTTTGTCGTTCGGTCGGCAAAATTACTATCGAGTTCATCGATGGAAATATAACAATGTTCTGTACTGTATACCGTGTTGATTCGAGCTCCGAGAAGTCGAACCTGAACAACATTACGAAGTGGTGTATTCAAATAAGCAGTGAATGTGTTCGCATTCGCTTGTCCAATTGTATCCACCGTAATCGTGTAGTATTCATAATCAAAATCCGGGTACCCGAATGTGACAGATGTCATTTACAGTAGACTTAGATTAAAGATCCACCAATTCCACCAAGGATGGCATAACTGGCCTGATCACGCACGAGCTGTTCAGACTTGCAAAGGCCACCCGGGGTCAAAGCCTTGGTGTACGTGCTTCCTTCCTTCGTGTGACCTGGTGCACATTCAAGCTTGTGTTCGAGGTCGAACAAGGAGTCTTCATTGATCGGTTCAATCTCGATCGGTCTGGGCTGGTAGTAACTGATGGCGACACGTTGGATCAGATACAAAATCGCAACAAGGCTGATGACAATCAGGATGATATTGCGGTTGAACTTCATTTACTACTACCTGACATTTTTTATAAAGTGCGTTAAAGGTAGTAG